ACCTCGACCTCGTAGCCGATCTTCTCCAGCCCCTCGGTCATGCCGGGGATGGTGCCGCCCTTGCGTTTGATGGTGTGGGCCGCCAGCACGCGGGCGCGCAGGGACTCGTCCGACTCGCCGATGCCGCGAAAGACCTGGCGCTGGCGGGCCAAGAGGTCCAGGTACTCACCGGACGCAGTGGCGGCCAGCAACTCCGGAATGATGGCGGTGAAAGTTTCCCTCGCATCGTCCAGCCGCTCGCCCCAGACCTCGCAGAACTGCGCGACCATCGAGGCTGCCCGGTCCTTCTTTTTGAGGAAGATCGGCAGCAGCCACCACAGGTAGTCAGCGAGCCGGGCGATGCTGTCGGCGGGTCTATTCATGGCTGGCCGCCTCCATCGTGACGGTCATGGTTCCGAGTTCGGGAAACTGGTTCGGATGGATGGTGATGTCCGAGGCCGGGGCATGGACGACGACCGAGTAGACGCCCGGCACCGCCATGACGATCCCGACGATCTGGGCCACGACCACGTCCTTGCCCACGCCCAGGGGGATGATGGAAAGGGCCGCATCCTCGATGTCGCCGAAGAAAATGCAAAGCCTGCGCCGGACTTCGGCTTCCATCGCCACGGCGTCGTACCCGGCGCGCGGGACTACCGAGAGCGAGACGTTGACCGTCACGATCTCCGGACTTCGCACCAGGGCGTCCGCCGTGATCGGGCGGTTCTGATCTACGACCTCCTGGACCGAGGCGAGCAGCGCCGGATCGGGTGGCCCGGCCTCGCCCATGATGTAGATATCGACCGTCCCCTCGCCGCGCGGCAGGGTGTCGTCCACGAAGGCCGACTTCACGCCCGGCACCGAGAGCGCCCAGGAGACATAGGCCCGCGCCGTGCCTCCCTGGGATAGTTCCTCCCAAGCCAGAAAGCACCTCTGGCGCAGGTCTGCGTCCTTCTCCTCGTCCACGCCGACGACCGTAATCCAGTCGGCCGGATTGGTGACCGCATCGATCCCGGCGATAAAGGTCTTCATCTTGGAGATGGAGGACGGCCCGACATTGAAAGCGGAGCCCGCCGTCTCGGCAATGACGGGCACGGTCACGGTAGTCTGGCCGCTTGCCAGGATCGCATCTTCCGTCGTGAAGTACCGGTATTCCTTGCCCGCCTGGTCCTTGGGCGTGGTGACGATGGAGCCTTCCGGGATCGGGATGTTGGTGGAGCGGGGCAGGCGGCGGGAATAGATGACAGAGCCTTCGGTCTTGATTGCGGGTTTCCGGGTCAGCCCATACTCCCTGGCCTTCCGGTCGAGCCAGAAGCCGGTCGCGGTGTCGAGGAAGCCCTGCTTCAGCATCTCGGCCCCAAAGGCGTAGAGTTCGGCGGCGACCTCGGCGTAGACTTCCGAGAGTGTCCGCACGACCGAGCCGACATTGAAATTGGTCAGGCCCGTCCGCTCGCCGATAGAGGTCAGCATGGACGAGACGATTTCCGAGTAGGTCTTGATTTGCAAGGACATATTATCCGCTCCTGAATTCGTACTGCTTGACAACTGCGGTATTCTGGTCTAATCTTTGACTAGTGTTACTTCTGGCGAAAGGAAGGTCGCGCATGCGCAGCCCGCTTATTTCCGAAGACATTTTCCCCATCGGGGAATTCAAGAAACACGCTTCCCGCTTGTTTCGCCGGGTGCGAACGGAGCGTCGCCCGGTCATCGTCACCCAGAACGGCGCGCCCGTCGGGGTGGTCGTTCCGCCAGACGAATATGACCGGCTGATGGAGCGGGAGCGCTTCATCGCCGCCGTGGAAGCCGGGTTGGCCGACGCCGAGGCCGGGCGGGTCTTAAGCGAGAAAGAGGCCAAGGCAAGACTTGAGAAGCAATTCGGTCGGCTGGAATCATGAAGCTGACTTGGTCGGATCAGGCGCTGGCGGCTTTGGAGCGGGTTGGCGCTTATATCGCCAAGGATAATCCAAAGGCCGCCAACCAATTCGTGTCCCGCATCTGGAAACGAGCCGCTGTCTTGAAAAAACATCCTCGATTGGGCAGAGTGGTTCCGGAGATGGAAGACGAAAATCTTCGCGAGGTCATCGAAGGCAACTATCGGATCATTTATCGCTTGGCGGAAAAAGAAGTTCTTGTCCTCACCGTATTCGAGGGGCATCGTTTGTTTCAAGGTGAGAGCGATCAAAGCTGAATCCCTCCTTCCCGTAAGCCCCACACCAAGTTCATCTGCGAGGTCCATCCTTCCCCCAGCGGCGTAAACGACACCGAGAAGGCCGGTTCACGCGGGTCGCTTCCAGAGACGAGCTTCACTTCGATGGAGTCCGGCTCGATACGTGGGGCCACGGAGGGGTCGTAGGTCAGCGCGTCGGCGATGGCCCGGCGCACCAGGTCGCCGTGGTCCGCCCGATCCTCTTCACCGAAGAGTCTCGGCAGCCCCGCGCCGTAGTTGGGGTGGCTGAAGAGGTCGCCGGGGAGCGTGTCGAGCAGATGCTTCACGTCCTGCAGCAGCGTCGCCCGCCCGGTTGGTGTCAGCGCCAGGTCGCCGGTGGT